AACCAATCGAAGGGGAACTCGTCAATAAAAATATGAAGAAGACATCTTCATTTTCCGGTGATCTTCCAGCTGATACCATTGCGATTGTTCCCGTTCATGGTACAATGATGAAGTACGGTACTTATTGTGCGTATGGGACAACCGAGATAGCTAGCTTGATCTACGAGGCTGCTGCCAATCCTAATATATCCGGTATTGTTCTTGACATGGATTCAGGAGGTGGTTGCGTTGATGCTATAGCACCTCTAACGTCAGCTATTGATTATGCACGTAAGTATAATAAGTCCGTAATAGCTCATTGTGACTTATGTGCATCTGCCAATTATTATGTCGCTATATATTGTGACGAAATAATCGCTTCGAACAGAATATCTTCAGAATTCGGTTCTATTGGTGTTATGATGTCATTTCCTGATTATGCTAAGTACTATGAGATGGAAGGCATTAAAGTTCATACTATCTATTCAGATTTGTCGAACTACAAAAATGCACCATTGGAAGCAGCTAAGCAAGGTAAATACGACTTGATTAAGCGCGAGGAACTGAACCCGTTGGCACAACGGTTCCAGGATGAAGTAGCTTCTAAGAGAGGTGAAAAGTTGGATAAGTCTGTAGAAGGTATTCTCTCTGGACGTATGTTCTACGCTGAAGATGCGTTAAAATACGGACTTATTGATTCTATTGGTGATAAACAGTATGCAATTAACAGGGCTCGTGAACTTAGCAGGGATCATGCGGTTTCGGCCTATTTACAAACCAAAAACATAGAATAAAATGCGAAACAGAAATCTATTACTGACAGTATCCGCTGTCATGTCTTTTCTTGGTATATCAGCCTTTGCCAAGGATGCTGATGGGCGTTCCGTCCTTTCTTCAGGTGATCAGCAGAAGCTTACCGAAAAGTGGGGAAAGCAGTTCACCGAAGCCTTCGTTAAAGATCTGGCGGAACTGGAAAAAGAAGGGGTATCGGCCGAGGAATCAGTTAAGGGTGTAGCTTCGGAATTCGAGGCTCAGGCGAAGAAGGATGCCGATACAATCACCCAGTTACGTGAGGAGATTAAACAATTGAAGGCTGAAAATGACAAGTTGGCTAAACTTCCTGGTGAAGGAGGGGAAGCTGTTATCGATCAAGCAGGTGGTAAAATGAAAAAAGAGTTTAAGCCTGATATGAGTCTGATTCATAACAAGGCGTATATAGCAGCAGCTACTGGTGATGCGTGGACTGGTGACACAACAGTCGATACGACAGAATTGAAACAGGAATTCGGTAAGTACGTATCTTCTGACAAATTATCTATCTTCCAGAAACTTGTCGGACAAATCTCTTGTACTGCTTACATGTCTACTATCATCACGGATAAGTTCGAAGTTCGTGCTTCTCAGGCTGCTATCGATTCTGTATTGCAGACATTCACTCCACGATTCACACCCAAGGGTAAATCTAAGTTTACTCCTATGACAATCAAGCAATTCCCGATGAAGATTAACGTAGAAATTTATCCTTCAGACATCATTAACGATGTATTGGGTTATCTCTACGATGAATCATTGGAACCAAAGGATATGCCGATTGTTCGTTATATCGTTGAGCAGCTTATCAAACCTAAATTGGATGAAGACCGTGAGCTGGCACTTTGTAAGGGACGTTACAAAGAACCTGCTTCATCAGACAGTACTTTTACGCCGAATAAAGCTGAAGAAACCTGTGACGGATTCCTTACTCAGTTGTGTGATTTGAAGAAAAATTCAGATACTGACGTTACATGGTTACTTGACGGAACAGCTGCACTGGGTGAAGGTGAACAACTGCTGAAGCAGATTGATCAGGCAGTTGACGCGGTAAGCCCGCTGTATAAAAATAAGACCATGTTCATCCATGCAGATCCAGATATCATCACAAAATATGGTCGTGCGTATCGTGATAAGTACCCGACTACTAAGAACGAAGATGGTGAAAAGGTTAAAGTTGATTTTTCTCGCTTTACTTTCGCACCGATAGAAGGTATGCGTGGTACCGGGGCGTTCTTTATTACACCGAAAGAGAATTTTAGACACGTTATGTCGCGTAACCCTCAGAATGTTAATCTGCGTATGACATCTGATGATTATGTTGCTAAGGTGTTGGGTGAATGGAGAGAAGGTACAGGATTCTGGATCAAGGAGGCTATATTCGCATACCTTCCGACTGATTTGGTTGAAGAACTTGCTCCAGCTGATCTGGGCGTTTAATTATAGGAGGTTATATTATGCCTGATACTTTAGTTTCTGTAAAAAGAAGTAGCTCTTCGGCTGGTCGTCCGAAGGGCAAAAAACATTATGTGATTCTTTTTCGATGGGAAGATGTAAAAACCTTTGAGAAAGATACTGATGGTATTACTGTGACTGCTTTTACATTCGCGGAAGGGAAAAAGCCTATTGCAGTATATGGTACATCCAGTACCATTAAATCTTGGGATACTTTGACAGGATCTGCTGATGCTAAGGGGTATTTGCATCATACAGCATGGGAATCTCCAGGTGATACTAAGGAAATGGCAGCTTGCCGAAATACTATTGTGAATGAAGATCTAGGCTCTATCGTTATTAATTGCGGTAATGAAGACGCTAAAATCGCTGGTACACCTTGTACCCCGCTTGTATTTAGTTCAGACGAAGGTCAGGACGATAAGGAAGCTTGCAAGAATGTTATTGAACTTGCTTCTGAAATCCCAACAACCCCATTAGGACGTATTCCGCTGAACTTAATCCCTCAGACAGGGGATCCGGACATTGACGGCTACTTAGGTTTAACAGCGGCAGCTGCCGCCTCATTAGAAGAAGGTGTATGACAAAAAAAACTGATAAACAAGAACAGGCTGCTCTAGTTGAGCAGCCTGAAAATGAAAATATGGGTGCTTTGGATATTGCATCCGAAAATAGCTCTGATAGTACAGATACCACATCACAAGTTCCATCACCTTCAGTTGAAATATCAACTAAAGGTGATGCCGAGAATGTGATTACTGAGGATGCTAATTCTTATTATTCCGTCGTGATTCCCTTTTTTAAAGCGAAACACCGGGAAGAAGAGGTTTTGAAGGTTATTGATTCTTGTACTAAATACCTGCATGAAGATATTCGCTTTGTGACAATTGGTGACCAGATAGATTATACAAAGGATATGCCTATAGAGCATATTGAATACAAAGATGCTGAAGGTAGCCAGTTGGATATTCTTGAAGTATTGAAGCTGGCCGTAATATCTGAGTCTGTTACAGATAAATTCATCCTGATTGAACCTGGTTCATATCTGATAGATTATGTTAACTTGTGTCATATCGGGTTGTTTAAACATTTTGGTATTCTCAATCCCAATCGTTACACCGGTGATGAAGCGGTTATGATGAAAAATACTGCTGCTTTGCTACGTGATAAACTACAGCTTGCAGCGTATGATTACAATACGCATTGCCCGGTTTTATTGGAGAAAGAAAAGCTGACAGACATTCTTGAAAATTGTCCGGATATCCTTTCTGGTAAGTATCACTTTCTCACCGTTTATGGGTGTGCGTATGCAGTACATCCAATTCGATTGGACTACCATACGGACGGCTGGATTCTTCCGGTTGTTTCACAGAAGCCTGATCCCAAAACGGTTAAGCGCTTTATCTCAGATAAATGTTTTCTCTACCTGAAACATTTTCAGGAAAATGTAAATATTTTGAATCCGTTCCTGGATATTGAGTAACATGAAACAAACAATTCTCACCTGGTTACGTGCAGGTGCGAACGCCGAAGAGGGTGTGCAGCTTCTGACTGAGGCGGGCGCACCCTCTTTAACTTTACGACTGGTCAAGACAAATCCGGTGGCAAATCGCCGTCTGATGATTGACTGGTTGTGTAAGAAGTATGGCATTGATGAAGACTATACCTATGTTGCTACGGCACAGGTTGTGCTGTTTTCTGAGCGGAAACCTCTTTCATTCCGTGATGAATTTCCTTTCCTGAATGATCCGAAATGCCCGCCTGAACTCGAGGCACTGGCGTCACGTAAATTTGCCAGATATCACAATTATGTAAACTTGCATAAAAAATTACGTGATTGTACCTCTACCGAACAGTGTGCTAAAGTATCTCGCGAACTGATTAACTCATATCTCGAGAACCGGATGATATGGGAGGAGCTGAATTACTACCAGCAGCATGGTTCTATCCTTGGGAAGCATCCGATTTTCGCAGCATTCCACCGTCGTAAGGAACTGTTGACCTTGAATGTCAAGCAGCTGATGATCCGCCAGAAGAGGTTGAAAAATAATATCTGGCGCGTACAGGATGAGCTTGCTAAACGTGATAAACCACACCTTGAGCTGGAGAGGTTGGCACGATTACAAGCCTACCAGTCAGAACTGGCTGAAATAAATCGGTTACTAGGTGATGAATAAGTATTTCAATTTGGACGAATTGTTTGCAGAGGTCAGGCAGTCACGACTGTACTCTCAGAGGTTTGAAAACATTCTTTGCTTCAAACTCAATAACCTTCGGGAATTGTGCGGCCGCCTTCCGGATAATAATGAAGCCTTTTTCATTGAAACCCGGAAAAGTTTTACCGCCTTCACTTTTATTGTTTACTTGATTCGCCATGCAGGATATGTTCGACACATCTATGTAGCCACTTATTCCACCAATGAACGAATAATCAATGCCTTGTTAAGATATAAGGATAAAGGCTTGATTGGCTCCGTACATCTTCATGTGTCCGAAACACTCAAGTTCCGTATGCCGCTGATCTTTGCAAGACTAAAGCAGCTGCATAACGAGGGTATCATTACGTTAACCTATGGCTGGACACACAAGAAGGTTACATGCCTGGACACGGATTCTGGATGCTATGTGGTGGAAGGTTCCGGAAACTACGGCGAAAATGCCCTCGAGGAACAGTATGTTTTTCTAAAATCCAAAAAAGTATATGAATTCAGAATCGGTAATAAAATGGACAGATAGCAATCGTCCGGAATGGTTTGCCCGAATACCTATTGATGAATATGAGAAGTTAGCTGGTATAGGTTACACACCCCAACAGATAGCTATGTATTATAACATAGAAGTTAACGAATTTATGTTTTACTTCAGCCTGCTGAAATCTCCTCTGAAGTATCATTATGATCGGGGCCAGCTTCTTCAAACAGCTAAGGAAGGTATTTCCATGGCAGATGCAGCAGCTACTGGTGAGAATGTGACACAGGCTCAGAGGTTGGACAAAATGCGCCGTTCCATCGAGTTTAAGAATAATGTTTCCAAGGTTTTTTTTGATGATTTAGATGTTTGAAAAATCTTATTACGAGCAGCTCCAGGACTACATAGAATCCGGTTGCAAATATCAGTTATCCGAAGAAGAACAGGATTATTACAATGCTCTCTTCGCTGTAGTTGGAATAACTCGAAAGTATGGGAAGGACCGTGCTATCTCTATGCTTATGCACGAGCCATTTAACTGTTCACGCCCTCGTGCCAGGGAAATGTACTACGAAGCCGTGAATCTGTTTTATCTCGATGATACGATTGAGCCGGCTGCACACCGCAATATGATATTTGACAACCTGATGAAAGCTGCACAGACCGTGCTCTTATCATCTTCAGGTCCTAAGGATATGGAGATATACGGTAACTTGCTTACCCAGGCTTGGAAAGTTAAACAATTGGATAAACCCGATAAGGTGAAACGTCAGGAAATCAAGGAAAAAGATATCAAGGTTTATACACTTGATTCAAACTTGATTGGCGTTCCTTCCATTGACCGTAAGGATCTGGCAAATCAAATTGATAAGATACCTGATTTGCCAGAGAAAGAACGTACTCGCCTGAAGAGGGATGCTATGGCCGTAGATATTAATTTTGAAGAGATTATCGATGACACGCAAGAAAAAACTGAAAATTACCGAGGATAGCGTGGAAACACGCTATGCAAACTGGACGGCCCAGATGCTGGCTATCATGATGCCCTGGTCACTGTACTGGGTAGCCGGTCGTGCTTCTGCCAAAACTGTTCAGGTATTGGCGGAAAGAGTACAGGAAGCAGCACAGGATTGTCCGGGCGCTCCCTTTGCGTGGGTGGCTGATACCTACTCCGATCTGCACAAGAATGTGATTCCATCGTTAATTGACGGATTGCAGTTGCTGGGGTGGGAACTGGGTACGCATTACGTGATCAATGAAGCACCTCCTGAAGAATGGAGATTGCGCATGTATAATGTATGCACTGATTGGCGTAATACCATGGTTTTCTTCACGGGATTTAACTTTACGTTTATCTCTCTGGATCGTCTGGCTATTGGTGCTGGACGTTCTTACGTGGGGGTATTCGGTGACGAGGTTAAGTACTTTCCCGAAGAGAAGTTCACCAACTTGCTGAAGGCAGTACGTGGGTTCTATGTCAAGTACGGACAGTCGGTATGGTATCGGTCCAGAACACTGACAACCGATATGCCGAATCCGAACCATCTGGGCGAATACGACTGGATTCTGAAACTGTCGGCT